GGAAGGTTGTTCGTAATGAAGATGACTTGGCCGGGCTTTTTAGCCTTTAGAACGGCCTGCGCTTCAGCAATTGTTTGCGCTGCGCTTCCCTTTTGAGTTGAACCGTGTTCGCCGGGAAAGTGCGGGTCGATAGTGCCCACATTCCGCGCGCCGAGCGTGACGATCCAATTTGAAAGGGCCTGTGACGTATCAACAGGCGTCTTGAATGCGAGGTCGCCGACGATTGTTTGAGTGACTTCAATGGCGGTGTTGGACGCGGCTTCCGGGATAGCTTTTGCAAGCTTATCCATCCTATCCGCCAAATCCAACAGAGAACCCGCCATTTCAGTATGTCCTAATCTTTGCGTCGGCTTTTTGCTTTTCGCTTCGCTTGCGCGTTACGGCGTTATCCGTTTTGCGGACGAAGTAAAACAAATCTGCGGTTTGTTCTTCGTCAAATCCGAAAGTTCTCGCGTAGTTGCTAATGCTTGACCATGGAATCGGTCCTAGTTCTCGTTCGCTGTCCAAGTCAAGAAAAGCATTCAAATACAGTTGCAGACCTAATTTCAGTTCCGGTGCATTGGCGATTCGTTCCGGCATTGGCTCGCCGTTCTGATAGGCCCGCTTTGCAATGCTCTGCTCGTGCGGGCCCATTTCGACCAAATATTCCAGAACTTCAATTAGTTTTTTGCGTCGGCCTCGATTGCGTTTTCGCGGAACAATGCGGCCTTCTGCGCGTCCTGCGAAAGTTGCGTGTACAGTTCCGGCAGCTGCGTGAACAGGTCGCGCGCAGCTTGTTCGCTGAATGCGATTTCCTTGCCGTCGCGGTCTTGCACATGCGACCAGCCACGCAGAACGGTGCGGATGAAAACACCCATGAGGATCGCTTCGGCCGTTTCGTTGTCGAGCGTTTCCATTTCCATCTGACGCTTCACCGGACGCAGGGACTTTTCCAAGTCCTTCGCGTATGCGGGATTGCCACGGCCAGCGCGAGCAATCACGAATGTGGGAATCGTCTTGTCGGGATTCGGGCCGAACTTCACTTCGACGCCTTCGGCTTCTTTTGCGGCGTCGGTTCCGAATTGTGCGAAAAGGGACATTTGATTAACTCCAGTTGAATTGAAAAAGGCCGAGTTAGACCCGGCCTTTTTAGTTTAGCGCAATTGCGTCAATCGCAATTACTTATTTCGGCATCGCAATCGCTGGCAGATACGGGAAGAAACCGTACAGCAGCGTATAGCCGTTTTTGTTCTCCGCACCGGCAGGCGTCAGCGGAACCGTGATCGGCGCATCCTTTTCCACGGCGAGGCGGCCACCGCCCAAACCGAGCAGCGGGATATCGAAAATCGTTCCGGCATTCTTTGCCGCAATGATGATCGACAGGCCAACGTCGGCGTTTGCGCGCACCGCCTTGACAGCCGCAACGGTCGTGAAATACGCCGTGATCGAACCGCCGACGACGAAGTTTGCGGCCGACGTATCGAACGCACCCAGCACACCAACAGCCTTGTTCGGCGTAACGCCGTTGTTGATCGAAATCGAGCCTTCGGACACGTAGCCGAACAGCGCCGAAGGGTTCGACGTTGCCGGATCGATGACCGACATTTTGATGCTCGCAATGTCCGACGAAGTGTTGTACGCATCTTCGCCGGGCGCTGCGATGCGCGGGCCGTCCTTGATTTCGTCGCCAGCTTCGCCGCTGCGATACGTGTTGTCGCAGGCAACGAACGTCAGGTCGGCATTCAGCTTTTCCGCTTGCGGAATGTTCAGCGTGAATTCGTTCGCTACCGCACCTTCGAGGTATTCGGCTTGCGTTGCGGTTTCACCTTGGCCGAGCGTGCGTTCGATGTTGTACGAACGGCGCTTGATGAGCGAAGGCGTCTTCTCGTTCTTCAGCACGAGGCCGAAGAAGATTCGGATCGTCTTGCCAGCCCCGGCTTCGGCCACGGGTGCGAATCGCGTTTCGTCGAACGTCAGCTTCTTGGCTTCGATTGCGCCGATGCGAGCATAGCCCACATTGTTCGCGAACCGATTTGCCAGCAAGTCGCCGCCGATGAAAATCCATTCGCCGACGATCAGGCCAAGCGTTGTGAAATCGCCAGCAATTGCCGTCAGCGCAGGAATGCCGCTCGTGACGGTCATTGCGATATCGGCAGCTGCGAATTGCATGCCGATTGCCTTCAGGTTCATCGCGGCAGGCGGTGCGGGTTCGTCCACGAGCGCTTCGGCGACGACAACGGTTCCGGCAGTTGCAGCCGTGACCGTTTTGACGCCGTTGTTCGTCGGGAAGCCGGAGCCAGTTGCGAGAACCAGCAGACCGGCCGTGTTGAAGCCGATCAAGCCGGTAGCAGCAGCGTACGTCTTGTCAACTGCGGTAACGCCAGTCAGCGGAATTGCGGCGCCGTTCACGGGTGCGGTTGCGGCCTTTTCGCGCCAGTCGGCGAAGAAGAAGCCTTGCATCAAGCGAACGAGGTTCGTCTTGGTGAAGTCGGTATTGAAACCGCCGCTTGCGTCGAGGTCCGTAACCGTGCCCTTCTTGTTCTGCCGCGACGGATCGATAGGCGACCGGGCAACGGTCGTCAGTTCGCCGCCGAAATCCGAATAGGAATTCGGCTCCAAGCCGTACCAATTCGGCAAAGCGCCGTCGTCGGCCACGGTCGGAAGTTGCTTCAGGCAAACTTCTTCCGCGAACGCGAGTCCGGTAACGTTTGAGTCAATTTTGTTGATTGCGCATTCAGTCGCCATGATGGAATACCCCTTTAAAAAATTTCGTCGTATTCAAATTCGGTAACGACGTTGATCCGAAGGAACAGGGCCTCTTGTGCTAGTTCATTAATCCTTGCATTGCGGAACCAAACATGCCCCGGCGTCGTTGTTCCGCGAAATGCTTTGCGGTTCAATTCGGCCAAAAGCCCCAACTTCTTTTGCACATTGTCTGCGGCTTTCGGCGCAAACAATTGAACAAACAACAGCCCCGATTCGGTGTATCGTTTCTTTCCGATTTCACCTTCGCAAGTCGAAAGCGTCGTTTGTTGCGAAATCACGGTTTGCGTGCTAACACGCGACCAAAACTTATCGGTAGGTGACTTTACCGCATTATCGACACCTTGGTATTCGACGTACGGATTGTAGCCCACAATTGCAGCGGCGCCAGCATCGACGACGCTTTTCAAAAGCGCGAACATTTCGTCCCGCGCTCCGGTGTATGTTGTCGTCATCCTTGAAACTCCAACGTCCAAAGGATTTTTTGTCCATTTGGAGAAAGCAAGTCCAAATTGCTGATCCGCAATTCGACGCCATCGCGAATCACGATATCTTTTGCAGTTGGATTGAAATTGACGTTGCCCATTAGGCCAGCCAATTGACCCACCTGAACTTCCATTCCGGTAAGGTATTGGAAAAGCTTTCGCGTTTCTCGATCACGAACCGGAACGAAGCAGATAAAAATGCCGGAATGTTCAACGACAGTGTTTGCGGCGTTCCATGGCTCAGCCGGGTCAGGATCGTTCGTCAGGGAACGCCACGTAATCGCCTGACCATTCTTTTGAATGAGGCGAAGTGCGGTAGCGATTTGACGGTCAAAGCGTGCCATATCAAACCCGGACAGTGCGAAGCGAAATTGCGGACGTTTCGCAGGTTGCGAACAGATTGGACAGCAGCGCGTCAACGGCCGTCAGAATTGGCGACAGCATGCCGATACCGATCTTCGAAGGATCGGCATATTTCGTCGTGATCGGGCCTACGGTTTCTTCCACTACGTAGTCCTGCGGAGTAGCATTCGGCATGATCGGAATTCCGGCATTGACTGCAATAGCCAATTGCACCTGAGCGGCGATAAGATTTTTCGGAATCTTATCCGGAGGAAATGCGACGCAATTCAAAATCACGCCAGTGCGAGGCCACGCCAGCGACTGCGCCGGGTCGGTGTATGTGGGCTTTCCCTGAAAATCGCAGGCCTTCGTTTCGATGTAATCCATTGCCTGCATCAGCATTGCAGCCGTTTCATCGCCGGGCGGAAGCGTGATGCCACGATTGGCGGCGTATGCGATTGCATCCGCAACGTCAACGTAGCTGTTTGCGTCCGGGACGTTCGATCCGTCTTCAACAATGATTGTGATTGGCATGATTAGACACCTACGCCCATTTCAACATCGATTTCGACCGTATCGCCGACTTCCATGACCGGCCACACAGCAGGGTCAAGCGGATCGGTTGATGGCGCTTTACTGGCGACCCAAATGTCATAAGGCA